CTAATACTTATGAAGATCAGATGCCCTTTAATGCTCCGTTATTTCCTCCTAAGTCATTAGGCCAAACTGATTTCTGGTATTGGCAAGGTCCCCAATTTGAAAGTGTCTCCCAATCTCCTCCGATTATTCCGTGGATTATTGGGGGAGGATTTACCGATGGTATGACATCTCTCAATCCTCAAGAAAACAGTAATGAGGGAATGAATTTTATGGGAGGAAAATGGGGAGGAAAGAAAAGTGGATTACATGGGTTCTTGGGAAGTTTTAAACTATATAACAGGGCACTTAATTCAGTAGAAGTAGAAAAAAACTTTACTTCTCAACGAGGATTCTTCAAGAATATTAAAATCTAATGGCAACTACAACCCAGTTTAATAAGTACGGAGTTAATACTACTCTTTCTATCAAAAAATCTGCGGCTTCTAAACATAAACAGAGGCTGGGGCTTGCATATCCTCTAGTAGAAGTTTTAGGAGATACTGTAACTGGTGGATTTATACAACAAAATAAAGAACAGTCCAATTATTTTAGTAAATCTCAAGGACTATCATTAATTAGAAATAACTTACGCCAACTTCTTCTTTGTGAGAAGGGTGAGAGGGTAATGTTGCCTGATTATGGATTAAATTTAAATCGTTTTTTGTTTGAGCCTCTGGATAAAACTACATTTCAACTCATAAAAAATGATATAGTTAAGACTATAGAAAAATATTTTTCTATAGCCAAGATAATTTCTCTACAAGTTATGTCCGAGGATATTGATATAGGCAGGAGCCAACTTGTAGTCAGTTTAACTCTTCAACTAGTTGATGAGTCACTTAATCTTTTTGATATAGAAGTAAGGGTAGGATAATGGTTTTTTCAGGAACGACACAAACAGACTTTATGAAATTGGGTACTATTCCCGATAGAAAGAAAATTGAATATATAGATTATGCAGGAAATGATTTCTATTCAATTAGGGAGGATTTAATTAAATATGTTAAATCAGTCTACCCCTTAGATTATCAAAATTTCTCTGAGTCTGATTTAGGGGTAATGTTGATAGAACTTGTTGCTTACATGGGTTCTGTGTTTTCTTTAAAGGCTGATATGTTGGCAAATGAAAATTACATACGAACTGCCAAGTTAAGAAAAAATGTTAAAAAATTACTAGAATTGATCGGAGTTAGGATGAAAGGCCCAATTTCTGCGGCAGCTAATGCTAGAATATCGTGGCCTTGGATTTCTCAGCCTTGGGTTTCAGGTGATGATACATATATCCTAACGATAACTCCAGATGCTAGGGTGATTACTATTACTTCTCCAGAGGACGGAGCACAGCTATCTTACACTTTATACAAGGTGTTACCTAGTGGAAAGGTTGATTTATCAAACACTAATGGAAATATATCCTTAGCACACACGGAATCCGAAGGTGGAAGTCTAAGTGGAGTACATGAGAATCTGGTTTTACTAGAAGGCTCATTAGTATCCCAAGGTGGCGGATTCACCTCTACAGAATCTTCTAAAGTTATTTCCCTAACTAATAGTCCTGTTGTTGAGGGTAGTATTGATGTTTTTATAGATGGAGATTCCGATACAAGTGGTGTTTATACACAAGTTGATCATTTATATGCGGCTTCAGGAGAGGGAGATAAAATTTTCCAAGTATCTACAGATGATGACTTTAAAGCCAACGTAGTATTTGGAGATAATGTTATGGGGCAATCTCCTAACATAGGGGATTCTTATTTTGTAACTTATAGAGTGGGAGGAGGCTCTAGAGGTAATATTAGAAATGGAATAATTAATACTAGCGTTGCTGGGACTATAAATGAAGTTGCATATGTTGGGGATCTTACTAATATTTCTGTAGGTACTGGGGGTGCTAATGCGGAAACAACGGGACACGCAAAAAGATATGCTCCTCTTACATTTAGACGGCAAGACAGGCTAGTTACTTTACCAGACTTTGAATCTTTTGCTAATTCGTATGTTAGTCCTTATGGATCCGTGGGTAAAGCGTCCGTTGTAACTAGATCAGCATTTTGTTCTGCAAATATATTAGATGTCTATATTTTAGAAAAGGCTAGTGATTTACAATTAAGAAGAGCTACTCCTCAATTTAAGAAAGCTATTCTTGAAGCAATGAATGAAAAGAAAATGCTAACTGATGAAATAGTAATTGTTGATGGATTAATACGTACTATTGATTTAGTTTTAACTGTTAGAATAGATAAAGAGCTTAAACGTCAAGAGCCTGATATTATATCTTTAGTACGTTCTACAGCCCTTGATTATTTTTATGTTGATAATAGAGAATTTAATCAGGACTTTATATTACAAGATTTAATTAGGTCCATTCATGAAATTGATTTGGTTAGATTTGCTACTATAGATAATCTAGATGATGATATTAGAATTGAGCACAACGAAATTATTCAATTGAATAATCTAACAATTAATATTGTAACAATATAAATGGTATCCCCTGGAATTAATCCTAATAGCCCCACAAATAAAAATTTCTACAAAAGAAATTATGTGGATACTTTAGAGTTAATTACTCCTGATCTTTATATTCAAGATGACATCACTGCAAGCGGATATGAGACTAATGTAATAGATGTAGTTATTAATTCTCATATTAATGCTGCTAAATACATGACTTCCGAGTCTAGCGGGTTATATGTCTCAGCTATACCTAATACTTATCTTTCCTCAATTGATAATATAAGTGGTATATCTCAATATTTCTCACAACAAAATAACCTGACAAAGATTACACCTCAGAGCTTTGAAAGAGATATATTATTTCCTTTAGGAAAAACTCTAACTGATTTTACTACTAGTTCAGAATTTAATAACTATTTATCTTCGACCTTATTGTCATCCATAGTAAATTACTACCCTCCTAGTAGTGCTGATAGAACTGCTAGTGCATATAGTAATACACCCTCTGGAACTCATAAGCATCTTATAAATTCCTTATCTTGGTTTTATTTCCTTAATCTTAGTGGGCAAAATTCTGATGGTTCATCAAAATTCTCAGTTCAACCTTCTGCTATTGTTGCTAGTGCTCTAACAACTAATATTTATAGAGGAAAGAGTCTTGGTTTAAATGATGGTATAAAGGCCCTTACTGATTTTATATTTTTAAATTATGAAACTTGTGCAGCTTGGCAAGGGCATAAGTTAATTCCTGATGATTTTCTTCCCTCCAGTCTTATAGCTTCTTCAGTATCTGGTCCTGGGACAAGTGGAATACAGCAATTAGCTAAATTAAAAACTATTGTTGATGTTATTTATTCTCCTCACTATAGCAATAGATCAGATACTAAGGTAAGAGACGCATTTGAAGATTATATTAGTGATGGAACTTTATTAACTTCGACAGAGACTAAAGGACCTTTTCATAGACTATTAAAAGCTTTTTCTTATTCTATGTTTGATAGATTAGAAGAAGCAGAAGTTTTAAATTTATTATATGATATTGATGATTGCCCAGGAGAGTTCCTTCCTCATATTGCAAACTTAATAGGATGGAAACTATATGGCACTGATGAGGCTAGACAAAGGTTACAACTTAAAAATGCGGTAAGTATTTACAAGAAAACAGGAACAAAGGAATCAATTCAAGCTGCTGTAAATTCTTTATTCTCAGATGATATCTTTGATGTGTCGGCAAATATTTATGAATTATGGGAATCATATATTCCTTTTTTAATATATTATGCTTTAACAACAGAGTCTTATCTCTTTAAAGATTTTACTACTTGGACACGGAAGGTTGCTATTGATAAGGGTGTTACGACAGCATCGGGACCGACGTGGTCTGCGACAAGTATGGATTTTAATATACGAGCAGCAGTTGATAACATATTATTATACTTAGTTTGTTTACACCCCGATATTTTTAATTTAGGAGGGGAAAAGTTCCCTATACTAGTATTATCAGGAGATATAGTAACTCCCCCCTTAGTAGGTTCTAGAGGACTTCCACTATCAGCAGGTCCTATTATTCCAGGTGTAAGCGTCTTCTCAT